CTCGCAACCCTCATGCATTTCAGAGCTGTAAAAGAACCTAGACATGGGGGGTGTGGCTGGAAGCCTTGTATCTAAAGGGTTTGTAGGCATTATCTTCTGATCGCTTTTTTTATTTGTTTGTCTAATTCTTTTTCATAATTCTTTTTGATAACACCTATACCAATTTTGAAAAAGTCTAGTAGCTTCCTATGCTTAATAAAGTTCTTAGCAACAGCTATTAGCTTTAGTCCACCATCTCCCTCTCTCTTCCATAGAGCATTATTATTTAAAAACAAATCTTTTCTGTTGTCTATTTTCTTAGCTCTTAATCCAATCAAGTTACCATGTTTGTTCAGTCTCTCTCCACCAGCAGATGTAACAGGTGCAAATATCTTTGCTTTCTTAGGTCTCTCTATTCCACCTTGATAAACATACTTAAGATAATCTTGTGCGATGTTTTTAATAAATATCAATGCAGATAAATCTTTAGGCGTGGCTCTAAACTTTTGTGGCATATCTACAGACTTAATGGTGAATGGTGTGGGTCTGTCTAATCTCTTTTGTATCTGTGCTCTCTCTGCATTAACAACTTTTGCACCTATTTGGTTTAGAGCATTAGCAGTTGCTATGGGTAATTTCTTTCTTTGAAATAATCCCATTTTCTTTTTGAGTTCTTTCTCATTAGATTTTATCTGGACTGTTATTGTCATTTCTTTCTCCAATGAGACTTAGCTTCAAACTTAAGCCCTAACTCTTTAGCTTTACGTCTGATCGTTGATGGGTGCACATCATACTGCATGGCAATATCATGGCTAGACTTTCCCTGTTCTATCTTTTGTTTTAGTTTTTCTTTATCTATGTTCATAAGTTTTTGTAGTGCTCTATGAGCCTGTTCAGATACCACTGGGCTTTCTCTAAGTCCTGTATATTGGCATCCTTATATTTGTGCCTGTGTATATATTTTATGATGCTACCTTCCAGATAGCTAGGGTAGTTAGCTCCAAGCTGTTGTTGTATGTAATCAATGCACTCTACTCCACCATCATTGTAATGTGGTGGATGGTTTACCATGTCTTTGCTCATTTCATTCTCCTTGTTAATTCATTTCTACATTTCTGTTTGATCTTAGGTTTAGTTGATGGATTATCAATCATATCCTTTAGCTCTTTAGTGCTGGTGCACTTAGCATAATAGTGAGTGGTGCTCACTCTGCCTGTTTGTCTGTCTCTAACCTTTTGTGATTTGCTTATCTTTATTGGCATCTTTCCTCCTTTTCTTTTTGTTAAATATCTTTTCCCAGTTGTCTTGGTATTGTGTTCCCTTCTCTGGTCTACGCTTGCTACCTTTACTCATCGTCATCCTCTGTCATGTAATAAAATGCTAATCCCCAGAGAATAATAAATACTGGTATTAGCCACATTGGGTTCAATGCTGAACCTCATAATATATATTCCCAACCTGTAGATTTTTTATATCATCATATCTAACTTTGATGATTTCATCTTTTCTGCCATATCTGGTATATATTTTATTAAAATCCCATTTGCTATATGTCGTTTCATTAATTTTCAAACAGTAATCCAATAAATCTTGTCTTAAGAAAAATATAAATTGTCCTAATTCTTTTATATCCATAACTATATAAGTAGCTGATCCATTCAACCAACCATCCTTACCACGAACATTTTTAAGCTCTAACCAAATACATTCTAAGTGTCTGTTACCTTTAACGTCTACAGATTGATCATTGACATAAAAATCTATATGTCTTTGCATATCATCATAGGCTGTAGTCTTTTCAACAATGTAACCCTTTTGCTCCATAACATTTTTAAAATGATCTTCAGTTTTGTTACCTTCTTCTATGCAATGCTGTCTAATGTAACGACTTCTCATTTCTTATCTATCCTCACAAATTTGCTGCCCTCAAACATTATTGCTAATTCAAGTCGCATATCCATTAGTTCTTTTGGAACACATCTAAGCAATTCTTGTATAGAAATGAAATTTGCCTTTCCTTCGCTTTTGTACATCTGCATTGCTCTTGGCACTTCATAATCCAAATCAGTAACATACCAAATAACTCCATCCCAATCAAAACAGCGTATGTGAGGTTCAAGTGGTTTATAACCCAGAGTTTGCATTTCTTCTTCTAAAGCTGCATATGCTCGATACATCATATCAATCATTTTGACTGTTTTTACATCATTTCTCTCAAGTGCTGATGCTTTAAACATTTGCTCTGCTTTCATAAACTTAACCCTGAAGTCCACACCAACCAATCTATCCAATCTATGTTGATCACCCCACTTGGTATGGAACTCTTTTTTGTAATCTTGATAAGCTTCTAACCTTTTAATAGTTTCAGCAGAATATTGTTTTTTTTCTTTAGTTTTCATAATTTAATTTGTATGTAAATTTTGTCTGTACGTTTGAATGTACGTGTATGTATCCTTTAGGATATACATACACATACATACATTTTTTCAACGATTTTACATACACTTACATACACACATACATATTTTACATACACTTTTTTAAGCACTGAATTTATCACTGAATTTCACCACTTTTTTGTAATCAATTGACTGATACTGGTCATCAATTTTAATAACTTGATCAATCTCCACCATCTCACCAATATACTGAGCAATGTTAGATCGCTTCATATCATTATCAGCTTGAGTCTTGCATACACCCACCAGATCACCAATAGAAAAGGTGTAATCCTCTTCATTGCCACCTTCGGCAATCGCCTTGTCTAAAGCAAGTCTTTTAAGACCTCTATTAATCTCAGCATGAGTGGTTTTTAGCTTTGCCTTCTTCTCAATCACATGATCTGTTACTTCTAAGTAACCAGAAGTCAAATCCTCAAACCCAAGAAGCTCAACTTCTTTAAATTCAAAGTTAATCTTCTCCATCCCCATGCCATCTTTATTAAGAGTCTGCTCCATAGTTACAAACATGGTTTTGTGGGTATCACCAACCTTAGTATCGTCATTACGCTCAATCTTAAATTCATAATCCATTGATGCACCCAGCACAGAACTCCCACGCTGCCTGCCATTAGATGAGTGTCCTGTATGATGGACTATAATCACAGCAGCTTCGTATTTGTGGATAAGCTCATCCATCCTACTAATAAACAACGTCATGTCCTCAGTGCTGTTCTCTGAGCCTGCACCAAAGTTCCTGTTGAGCGTATCAAATATGATGCAACTTAACTCACCTTCTTGAGCTGCAATCATATCTAGCTCTGCTATAAGCTTGGCATATTCGTCTGGATCAAGTATTCGAGTTCCTCTATTAGATAAGAATAAAGGAGCACCATCTAGGGGCTCTTTTGATTGATTCCATGCTGCAAGTCTACGTTTGACCCCACGCTTACCCTCGCCACATAGATAAACCACTGGAGCACGTTTTGCTTTATGTCCGTAAAAGTCAGAACCATTAGCTATAGCTGCTGCCATAGCAATAGCCACAAAAGACTTTCCAGACTTAGGTGCACCAAATACACCAAGCAAACTTGACCTCTCTGCAACTGTTTTAATCAGCCAGTCAGGATTATCCACCTGAGACATCACCAGATCAGCTCTCTCGAAGTATAAAGCTCCTTTGGGTCTGTCTACTGGGGTGTTTTTAATATAGTCCTCAAGAGCATCAGAATCGCTGTAAAGACCCAATTCTTTAGCTTCATGCAAATCACCTTTTTCTGGTAAATCTGCATGAGGTTTTGCAATAGTTACTTCACAGCCATTGGTTCTTAAATAAGTGGATATCTCTTCTGCAAACATGAACCCAGCTTCGTCATTATCTGGGTATATGTAAACCTGCCTACCATAGATGCTTGACCAGTCTGTTTTATCCCAGCCCTTACAGCCCCCATGATGACAAGCAACTTGATGTTGATAAATTTCAGAAGCAGCAAGTGCAGCCTTCTCTCCCTCAACCAATAAAACTGGCTTATTGCTATCTCCCTCAGATAGATACAAAGGCATAAGCCCCTCTGGTCGTTTCATATACCAAAGATCACCACGTTTGCTAAAAGGTGCATATTTGATTTTGCTTCTAGGATGCCCCTCTGGGAATCTCAGCACTGCAAAGTCATCAGAGTATTTTAACTTGATGCTTGCCTGCAACCAGAGTTCGACAAATTGATCTCTGGTTAAAGATGGCGATGAAGGTGCTTCTTTTTTTGGGGAGATAAAATGAATGTCGTTAGACACTGCTCCCTCATCGCCAAAACCAAATCGTTTAAGTGTTTCGTTAATACTTTGATCAAAGTGTTTGAGTAGCCACATCGTACCACCACCTTGATCTAATTCAAAGGAATAAAATTGCCCCTTCTCTTTATTTAAAACCCAAGAGCCATGAGTTCCCCAGCGAACCTCAGCCGATGTTTCAGCTTTTGGTTCGCCAAGTAATTCTAAGCCAATAGGTTTAGCTATTGATGCCCAATCTTCGTTTGTCACTAGAAAGGTATATCTTCATCGCTAATTACTGTTTTCTCAACAGGACTTTCAGCAACAGGTGCTGGTACATCCTCATCATTTACCCATGCAGGAATAACAAACTCTGCTGGTCTTGGTTTCCAAGCAACAAACTCAAACTCAGGTATTTCGCTGGCAAAACCAGAATCGAATTTAACAGGTCTTGAGCCTAAGTATCTAAAGCAAGGCAACTGACCTTCGTTAGCTGCTTTTTGCATCCAGAACTTCTCGCACATGGATTTAAAGCCTTGTAGCTCTCCCCATGCTGCTCGTTCCCATTGCACGACTTGCTTATCGCTTGTGAAAGCCCAAACGCTAAAAGCCTTTTTCCAGCCTTCTTTGTTTTCGACTTTACTAAATGGAATATCAGAGAATTCAAA